TCCTTGTGCCAAAAGAAAGGGCACGTAACCTCACCACCTGTTGATGTAGTTGGATCGATGAACACATGTGGCCATTGAGAGGCCTGAACTGCGTCCTTCGGATTGGTCACTGTAAATGAAGACATCTCATCATTACCCCAATAAGGGAGATAAGAAGCCAAACAGCGTCCAAAGTAAAATCCATTACCATTAACGACAAACTTTACTTTCAAGGTGGCGCGCAACAAATTAAAATTCGTCAAGCGATTCACCACTCTCTTGTTAGCAAAGTAATCTTGCCATGGATTGAACACAAAATTCACATCCGAACCCAATGTCCACCTATACGTTTTGGTCTTAATTGGTCTCGAAAAGAAATGTTGCAATCCAGCATCGTCTGAGTCGCGTATGCGACGCGTTGGGTCAACAGTTGACAACACTTCAGTAGTGTATGCCGCATCTTTATCACGAAACATGATATTCTGCACCTGTTGCATTTCTGGTTCCTTTCCTATGTTCACATCACCCGTCACTCCTGACTGGGGACTGTAGTCTGAACCGAAATGAAAACGGTCGCCATCGTAAGGACCATAGAGATCCGCCATGGTCCAATTTGTTTTACTGAAATAATCATCCAGCTCTCCAATTGTTAGGCGTCTTCCTTCGGCATTAGTGATTCTCGTCAATATGTCGTCAAAAGGTAAACCTGATTGGGGCTGTAAATAGGATGACGCTTGCACATCAGGGACACATTCTTCCGTGTCCGATTCATGCATTTCTGGAACTTCTTGTTCAAGCTCCTCCTGCGTGGGTATCCTATCATCCACCTCGAAGAGCTCCATCCTACGCTGGCACCAACAGTGACGAGAGTCATACAGACACAAAGGGCATCTGTAATTCTCCCACTCACGAGTGTGGGCAACTAGCGTTGGGGTGTTCTCCAATTCTATGGATGAATCAGTAAAAGTTGTTCTTGAGGCAGCATCAGCCTCTGTGCTTGTTTGATTTTCTATATTATCAGTAAGTGCTTTTCTGTGATCTGCAGCACACTCAATATGCAGACCCGGTTGGCAATTTTCGGCTGGTAAAACCGGTGTAAATACACCTTGACCAAACACACCAGAGCCTTTATGTCTACGAGGATGCAACGAACTCGCTTGACAACATGGTAACCAGAGGTGTGCCAAATTTTGCTTTGTACCACAGGCAGGTTTTAAACTGCCCTCATCGTTTTCAAGGGTCGATGATGGCCCGGATTGTGCGCCAAATTTCTCTGGCTCGTATGTAGTACGCCAGTTCTTTAATCGATCTTCGTACGTCTCATGCAGAAGTTGGCACAAATGTGAAATTTGCTCTCTTCGAGCTACTTCAGCCATCTGTTCTCTTCTGAACTCATACGTTTCCCGACCGTGATTGAACCATTCACGTAAACCATTGTCTATATTCAATGCAACGGCTTCACGTGGCGTCATTTCACATCCTTTCGGTCTCAAATAACAGTGTAAGCTTTTAAAGATGCTCTCGTCCACCAAGGCACCCATGCTTATGTTGAGATCCGGATGATAAACACTTTTCCGTTTAAGGAATTCAAACTCCCCTGCAGTTAAGTAGGGTCGCAATTCACTCTCCTTGTCAGGCATAGTGTATATCTGTCCATGTGCTGCTAAAAATTCTGAACAACCTTTGATGTTGAAATTTTCATACTTAGGGCTAACGCTCCCAATATTATCATCACCATAGGTCATCATACGTGCAG